CCATTTAGACCACCCAAGATACGTTAGGTTTCAGCGGCTTAGACCAACTCGTTGTTTCTGACATGCCAACCGCAAGATACCGAAATGCGTCAGAAGCATGAGATGCCCAATCGTGCAAGGGCTTGTCCCAATAAACTTGACGCTTATCGTCGTATTGTCGCCGATAATTCCTTAGCGCGTCCACTCCGCGCTTAGTCTTGGAGTCAAACCAACAATAAGGGATCAGCCTTCTCACCGCCTGTATCCCATCGTCAACACCCATTCTCGGCACAATCGTGATATTCAGCCCTGCTTCTTGTAGGAGTTCCATCCTGGAGCGGCCAGTGCCTAGCTCCCTTACTTGTACGTCATGAGGCAGTAACTGCTCGGCTAACTCATAGTGATTCGTTCTCAGCCAGTTCACATACCAATCGAGTCCCTGGCCGTGGTTCTCCACAAAGTCAATCAGTCGTGTCTCTAGACCTACTCTCTGGCATACCCATATTGCAGTAGAGTCGCCTATCCCTAAGTCCCAGGCTGCGTAAGTCTTGGCTAAACCATCTACAGGGATGTCATGGAATCGCTCAGACGGTAGCTCATTGAGAAGTTGCCCGTAGTAACTTCCTTCAATGGCTGAGTCAAAGGAACACTCAAACTCCTGTAAGTACTTGTCGTCTCCCATCTCGGACTTGGCTGCATCGAGTTCAGTCTGAGGGATAAGACCTGTCTCGGACGCTCGGAACTCAAGCAAGGCCCAATCGTTATGCTGCTCTGCATGGTCTCTCAGGGTCTTAAAGTGGTTGTTTCCCTTTGGGGTTCCGAGGAATAACGCCCATCCCATCCTGTCTGATAAGGCCGGACGAACCACTTCCGACCATATCTTAGGGTTCTGATCCCCAAACTCGTCGAATACAACCCCGTCAAAATACTGTCCTCTAAGAGAGTCTGGGTTATCAGACCCCGCAAGCTGGACGCGTCTGCCCCAGAAATCAACCCTAAGTTCTGCAATATTCGCGGTGGCGTTAAGGGGCTCGGTAAACTTGAGGAGGTAATCCCAGATAACTCGCTTGGTCTGAGAGTAGGTAGGCCCGATGAACGCATACCTGGGAGCCTCCTTCGTGTTCTCTATCGCTGCTCTAATGAGATGGTTGACGGCGGAGACTGACTTTCCCATACGCCTGTGAGCCACAACGACTCCGAATCGCTTATCTGCAAGCGCATGGTGGATCTGTAGCTGTTGCGCTCGCGGTGCATACGGAATGATTATTCTGGTTGCGCCCATGATATTTGCATACTAACTGGTTGCCCGTCCTGGCCTGTTATCTCGTGCTTAATGCTTTCATGCCACTTCGCTCGAGTCTTTAGCCAAAATATCATCGCCGTAGTATTGCCAGCCATAGCCTGTTGATAAAGACTTTTGGCTACCGCAGCATTAGCGTCAATCCTACCGTCGTCTAACTCCTTCTTGTAATACTTAACCAAAGTGTCTGCGCTCAGTTCAATCTTGGCAGCAATATCCTCGTGGCGCACCCCTACCGCTGCCAGCCCTCTTACTAGCTTTCGATTCTCGTCTGTAGGCTCATGTAGCTTACCTTGCATTTTTAACTCCGAAGGTCGGCTAATTCAGCCTTCTTTCCGGTGAATTCTTCCCATCGCTTAACGATGACGTCGCAGTATTTTGGGTCTAGTTCCATCAGATAAGCAATACGGCCAGTTTGTTCTGCGCCAATTAAAGTAGATCCAGACCCACCAAACAAATCAAGCACATTAAGAAGCTTTATATGATTACTAAAAGCCCTTACAGATAGCGCCACGGGTTTTTGCGTTGGATGAACGTAATTTGTATCTTTTTTAATTTGCCATAGATCAGATTCGTTTTTTACAACCTCATCAATTTTTCCATTAAACAAGCAAAACTCGTGTTGATGACGATAACCGTTGCCAAGACCAAACACATTTTTTGCCCAAACAATACATGCTTTGTATGGCAATTTATTTTGCAGTACACCATAAAAGTCCCAGTTACACCAAATGTAATAAGCCTTTGGATTTACGGCCTGTATGGTGTTGCAAACCAAACCAATAAAAGATTCAAAATCTTCGTTAGATAAATTGTCATTCTTAATAACATCGTGTTTACCGCTTCTTCCATTGAAAGCTACGTTGTACGGTGGGTCGGTAAAGATTAAATCAACCTTAGCACCGTTCATAAGCCTATCCACCGCGTCTACGCTCGTACTATCACCGCACATAAGCCTATGCTTGCCTAGTATCCAAATATCCCCAGGCTTGGTAATAGGCTCCTCTGGCGTCTCAGGTACGGCATCCTCGTCAGTCAGTCCCTCTGTCGGTTCTAGCGAGTTCAGCAACCCGTCTAACTCTTCCTTACTAAAGCCTAGCATCTCAAGGTCAACGCCTTCTATCTCAAGTTCTTGCAACTCTAACTTGAGTAAGTCGTTATCCCAACCAGCGTTTAGTGCCAGTCGGTTGTCTGCAAGAATGTAGGCTTTGCGTTGAGTGTCGCTTAAATGAGACAGTCTAACAACAGGAACCTCGGTTAGACCTAACTTTCTCGCTGCGGCTAACCTTCCGTGGCCTGCAACGATTGATTGATCGTCTGCTATCAGGATCGGGTTGTTGAACCCAAACTCCTTGATGGATGCTGCTATTTGTGCAACTTGTGCGTCGTCATGCGTCCTTGCGTTTCGTGCATAGGGTAGCAATTGACCAATAGAAACCATTTCGATTTGATTCACCGTATTCTCCGTTGGAGGTCATCGGTTTTTATTCCTAGCCGAGATTGCCTTTGCTTTTGACCTTGCATCTTCCTTACTACTCGCACCCCATGCCTTTAGACTGAGAAGCAGTCTAGTAGGGCTACCATCAGGTTTACGCTCTGGCCCTGGCATGTTACCCATTCTCGCTAGGAAAGACGCTCTGCGCGGGTTATCACCGCTCTTGACCGGAGCCTTTAGGTTAGACCCAGGGTTTGCAGCCTCGTAAGACTTCCGACCCTTTTCGTTAAGACCGCCCTTAGCGTTCTTACCTTCTTTCCTAGTCCAAGCGGCAGTCACTTTTTCCTAGCCTTTCCTGCCTCAGACAGGGCAATAGCGATAGCCTGCTTAGGGTTTGTTACCTCTGGGCCTTTCTTGCTTCCAGAGTGCAACTTACCCTTTTTGAACTCAGTCATCACTTTCGAGATCTTCTTCTCCGCCTTCTTCATCGCCCATCTCCCAAGAAGCGCAAGACTTGTCCGGCGCACACATAAAGTTCCACTGATGACAATAACCGACACCCTCTGGCAAGCAATCTTCCATGTCCATGTCGAAGTATTCGCAATTACCGCAACGTCTTTCCTTGGCCTGACTCGCAGAGATACGCCACTTTGCGCCTAGATCCCGCCAGAATTGCGTATCACCCTCTCGCTCAGGGCCATACATTGCCTTCTCTTTTGCGATTGCTTTGTTCTCTTCGTTCAAAGCTTCATCTTGCGTTGGAAGCGGACAACTCTCGTCATCTTCCTCGTCGTTTTGTTTAACAACGATCATGACTTTAGGGGAAAGCAAGCCTTTCATTTTTTAGCCTTTTGTGGTTGCAAAGGAATGCCTACTTTCCGGTCATACCTGATGGGTACAGGAGGAACTTTCATTCGGTAGGGAGACGGTAATGCTTTGCTATCCCTGGTTCGTTTTTCCACAGCCATGCTGCTGCCTCCTTGATGTTCTTAGAGTCGTCCTTACCCACCGTCTGACTGCCTGCGTGGTGAACGTAACTCCTTGAAACAAAATGCTTAAAGTCACATACCGTAAGTGTATGACAAAAGACGTTATCTGAAAACCAGTTGATGGGAGGAAACCTGACTGCTTGGAAGGCTTCCTTGGTTACGTAAGCAAAGATTGGCGCAATAACACCCGTTTCTTTGATTGTCTGTTCTTCAGCCCACTTTAACCCGTGTCTTGCGCCACCCTCGAACCGGATGTTCTGGGCCTCTAAGATGTAATCCGACCTCGCTCCCAAAACCCCGATCTTATGCCCCGCCTTCTCAAGATGCTCGGCATCCTCAAGAATGAGTCTATAAGAGTCTGGAGTCAGGCAGATGTCGTCGTTGGCAATGATGACTGCATCGTGTGAGCTAAATGCGTCATCCATGATCCGGTTGTAGGCATCACCAAAGTTACCCGACGAGTTGAGTACCCACTTGTAAATTCGTTCGTCCATTGTCTCGGCCCGACTCGACAAATAAATAGGCGCTTCTTTGGCGTATGTTTTGATGCTTGACAACGTGATTTCAAGACTTGGACTCCCTACCGTACAAATGAGTATCGGAACTTTTTTCATACTCCGCCATCCTATGGTGGGCTACCACCTGAAAGTATTTGTTATTCATGAGGTTTTCTGTACACACATTGACCTCTAACCCGTGCTTGTCTGCAATGATCGGAAACGACAGTTGATCCTGAAGCGTCCACTTCATCATTTCGATCCACCAGTCTTGATTAGCCTGGGGATTGATGTAACTCCGCTTCCAACATAGAACCCCGCCAGCAATAAGACCTGAGTCCTCCGGCCAACCCTGATCCCGATAGTGCTCTACCTGAGCCAAGATAGGTTGGTCTTGATACTTGACCATGTCCCAACACTCTCCGGCTTCCTGGTAGATGCAAGTCCGCCAGGGGTGATGAAATGCTGCCATCGTATCTCCGGCCTGCTCGATCATGTAAGCCACAAACTCTTGGCTCGTGATCCTTATCGACCCATCTACCCAGATTACATAGTCCTCAGCAAACTCCAACTTATCTGGGAATACCTTGAACCACTTAGCATCCATCCGCGGATCTGAGAAACGCCTGCTTGTGATGACTTGCTGCCATCCTTGAGGCTTCTTAGCGCTATCCAGGATCGCGTAGAAGGCCGTAGGAACGCTTTGTTTGACCGCGTAGTGCAACGGGTCATAGTTACCAAAGATCGCCGTGTAGACCGCCGCTTTCATACAAAAAAACGCCCAACGTCGCGTCGGGCAAAGGAGGGGAAGGAGCCAACTTTCATTTTAACCCATACCTTATTTCTTTGAGAATCTCTTCTGCTTGCAGTCTTAGGTCTATTGCTTTCCTGTGTAGCTCTACAGACAGATTGACGATTGCTAGTGCTCGTTGCTCTAACGCACTTGTTGACTGCGCCTGCTCGATGATGTCTTGTGCTGCACTCATGGCTGCTGCTTCGTGTAAGTTCATGCGACCCTCAAATTGAACGGATTATTAAAGAAATTGATGTCTACGCCTTCCTCTTTTTGCTTAGTTTTTGCTAAGACAGGTTTGAACTTCTTCTTCGGCCTGGATACCTTCTTGACCTCGTATTCGTCCTTTACCCATTCCCAAACACGTTCCTTGGTGAACGGGTCAAACCTAAAGGATGTCTTTATACAACCTTTTTTTAGCAAAGCGTTTAGGGAATTCACAGTTGTCTGCTTGTCTATCTTTGTCTGTAGCCTCACCGACTTTAAGTCAGCGGGTGTCTTACGCTTTTTCAGGTAAGTAAGAATCTTCTTTTGCTCGTCAGTCATTATCATCTCCGTATCTTAATGACCATTCTCCGCTGCGAAGCATCAACTCAAGCCTCGCCATTGCATTCCATGCGACGTGCGCAGCATGTAGCAATTGTGTATCTCTGTCGTAACCATCTTCGTTTTCTGCAAGTATGTGCCTGTACATAGCGTTTGTGTAACGTTGTTCACCCTGCTCTACAGACAGCCAACCACCATAAGAATACTTTTTAGCCCCGTATTCACCGACGGCTATCACTGCGTTCAAAGCCCTAAACATATCTTCAAACACCAGTGACGGCCTTTGTTTCTCTGCGTCTAGTTTTGCACCAGGCGCGTGTTGGTCTAAGCCTTTAGGATCTCTTTCTTTCTGGTGCATATTGTGATCGCCACTCATATGTTCTCCTGATTTAGCTTAGTTCTTTCAGCCGTAGCCCCGTTACGATATTCACCGCCGTTCTTCTCCTTTAGCTTGGCTTCTGCCCACCAGACCGCTGATTGCCATGCTTGCTCAGTGACCCAAGATTCTTTTAAGCCTTGCGCAATCTCCTCATCAGTCAGCCCAACCCATTGCTTTGGGGTTACTTTTTCGTGGTATGTCTGGTCATTCATTACTGCCATAGCAAGTGCTTGGCACGTTTTGCAGGGAGTTGGGTCTTTGTAAAGCGCAGTCCATCGGTCAGGGTGACGGCCAATATCTGCGGGTATGTGCGTGATGACATTATTCTCAATAAAGTTGTGCATCCACGCCACTGGCTGACCGTCATCTGCTGGTGTCTTTGCGTTTTTGTTTTCGCTCATGCGTTCTTCTCCCGCAGCTTGGCTTCGAAGTATCTAACCGTCCCTCGAAAATCCGTTTTTTCATCAATCTCCTCATCCGTCAGTCCAACCCATTCTTTCTTTGGTGGTGCGGTGTAGAGGGGTTCACCATATGTACCTTCGTTTTCTTCCCAACGCCCGTAATCGTTGACGCTGAAGTAGCCAACCGGCTCTCGTTTTTCTTCCAGTGCTTGGCGCAGGGCTTTAACGGCATCGTCAAACATTTGAACGCTGCTTTTGCTTTGGTACAACTCCAGCGCTTCTAGCGCCATCTGCATAGCTTCTCTGCTCATGCTTTTTCTCCTGTTGCTTTAGCGATAGCGGCGCGAGCAACCTCAAGTGCAGTGCGATCTGGATGTCCGGCGTCTGTTGACACCCCTCGATAAAGCAAGCGCGCACAAACGTCTTGAAGCGCCTCCAGCAACTCAGGCGCAGCTGCAATCAGGCGAGCGTTGGCCTCGGCGCTGAAATGTTCGGCCATTTCGTGCTTGCAGATGTCAGCCACGACGATTTTGCAAGCCGTCGTCAAATTCAGTCGCACATAGTCGACTGTATCGACCGAAATTGATCCGTCGTATCCGTGGCTAACGACCCACGGCCCCGGTGTATGTTTACTCATTGCTCACCCCTTGCTCTGATGGCGGATGCGATTCTGTGGGCTTCTTCGCTGGTGAACTCATAAGGCTCCTCTGCCAGCTTCGCACACGCCTCACGCTCTGCCGCTACTGCGTCCTCAATGGCTTGTCGTAGTTCGTCAATCTCTTCTTGCATCCTGTTACGAATCATCTGCTCAGTCACAATGCCTTCGTGGTCTGGGTGTTCTTCGCATCGTTCTCGCCATGTTTTGATCGTCATGTGTTCTTCTCCTTCGAGGCTTGCTCAATTGCTCTGACAAATGCAAGCACATCTTCGTAATCCCACTGCTGCCCAGGCGCAGGCCATGTCGGATTGATTTGGTGTAGTTCAGGCTCAGTCAGCCCAACCCATTGCTTTGGTGGTGCGGTGTAGAGGGGTTCACCATATGTACCTTCGTTTTCTTCCCAACGCCCGTAATCGTTGACGCTGAAGTAGCCAACCGGCTCCTGCTTATGTGCCTCCGGCACGGGCGCTGGCTGCTCTGCCAGTGCTTCTCGCAGGGCGGACATGGCTGCGCCAACTTTGTTGATCTCGCGGACGTGCAGTGGCGAATAGATGCAATCCAACGCCTCCAGCGCCAGCCGCGCTGCTTTCTCAAGGTCTGTCATACGGTTCCCCTTGCTCGTATGGCGGTGGCGCTGTAGTCGGGACGAACCCAATCGCCTTTTGCTATGGCGATGCAGTCGTCCGAATCCAGCATGTAATCGCCTTCAGTGACGCAGTAATCGTCTTCCTCTTTGATCGCCTTGCAGATGCGATCACGCTCATGATCGGCAACAAGGGCAGCGAAGCGTTCAAGTTCATGCACCATCAGTAGATGTGGAGTTTCAATTGCCTGTTTAATTCCAGCCTCTCTCGCCATTTTGATAATGTCGTCTCGTGTCATGTGTTCTTCTCCTTTAGTTTGGCTTCAATGGCTTGGGCAAATCCCCATCGATCAAACCACTCTGAATTACTTGCATCAAACTTTTCGGACAGATAACCTAAATCTTGTATCTCCTCATCCGTCAGCCCAACCCATTCCTTCTTTTGTGGTTTGCTTGAAATACAGGTAACCGTATAAGGCCTGCCACACTGGCAACTCCATGCCACAGGTCCGTCTGCTGGTGTCTTTGCGTTTTTGTTTTCGCTCATGCCATATCCCCTTTATAAAGCTGCCAAGCATCGCTAAGTTCTTCCCTAGCGATCCTTACCCTAAGCCTCATATGGTCAAGATCGTCAAGAAGAATTCTTAACTCGTTGGGATGCACCATTACATACGTTGTTTCGTCTGCTAGCTTTCTTAGCAGTGCGTAGGCTTTTTCTTTGTCTGTCATGCTGCCCTCAACTTTTCAGAAATCCTTGCCTTCCAAGAGTTCCAGTCCTCTCCTGGCCTAGCAGGACAATTTACTTTCTCTGCCATCTCAGCAGTGCCTTTTTCTGTCGCCCACCACACAACAACCTTCTCTTGTGCAGGTGCGATCTCTAGTTCATCTTCCCATCTTCCCTGGTTCAACCAGGTCGCAGGATGCGGGATGAACTCCTGACCCGTACCCTTCACCTGGTAATACTTATTGTGCGTCACCAAAGCCTCTACAGCAGACTTTTGCTCTTGTGGTGATAGTTTGGCCCATGCTTTCTGTGCAGCACGTTTAGCGACCTTTCTTGGGTATTTGCTCCAGAACTCCTCGAACATTGTTTTCTCCTGTTGTTAGGAAATCTCAATGTAAACCTTATTTTTATTGTTGACTGTCGTCTTGTTGACAATCTCTACATATTCTTTATTTCTGGACATAACTTCCCCAAGGGTGGTAGCACTCACCTTACCCAGCAAGGGTCACTTCTGGATGTTCCTTGCCTAGCGTAGCCGAAGCCAGCGATTCTCTCCACCTCTTGCTTGTCCCACCCATGTACAAGAGGCTTAGTCCAGTACCTCACTGACAGTCTGGATCGGCATGAAACGGGGTGTTTCGCCAGC